AAATAAATAATCATGTTGAAAATCTAGAGTGGTGTACTTTTTCATATAATTTAAAACATGCTCATGAAATAGGCATTAAAAAAGCAAAAAGTGGTGTTGATAATTATTTCTCAAAACTTGACAATTATGATGTTACATTGATAAAAATATTATTAAACAACACTAATTTAAAACAAAAAGACATTGCATCAATGTTTAATATTCATACAACTACAATATCTAAAATATATAATAATGTTAATTGGAAACATATTCAATAAACGAGGTATTAGATGAGTAAAGAAAAAGAATTAGAAATATATATTAGTGGATTAAGGCATAGTATGAGAATAGCTTCCTGTAATTATTTGTCTTCTATTGGTTATGGGAAAGATCTTACAAAAAAAATATTAGAAAATATGGAGATAGATTTTAAAATAGAAGTTGAGTGTTTTAAAAAAAGGAACAAAAGAAGATGAGTGAAGAGATAATTGGTATATTAGACGAGATAAAAAATACATTTGATGAAGATGATATATATCATATAACATTATGTCTTATCATTAAATATGTTTCAAGAACCAGTAAATTATATGATATAGTTAAAGATAAGGTTAAGTTTGAAGGTATATTTTGTGGTAAAGATGACGAAGATTGCCATTATTTTTCTAGTCACGAAGGATTTGAAGATTGTAATTTTTTTATAAAAGCTCTTGAGTGGAAAGGGCGTACAAGATTTAAGAATTTTGAAGGCATTTTAAGATGCAAGCAATGTATAGATATATTTGGAGAGTAAAAGGGTGAACGAAGAAACAAAGAAAGCAGTAAAAAAAGCACTTCTCAATGTTTTATTGTTAATAATATTATCCTTGATTTTTTTTGTGATACCGGCTATCTTTGTAGTATATGGCTAAATTAAGAATAAAACTCATGCAGTGGCAAAACAAAGTTTTCGAGGCTTTGTCAAAGTTTAGATTTGTTGTAATATCAGCCGGACGGCAATCCGGAAAAACTCACCTCAGTATATTTTTAATATTCCTAAAGGCGTCGAAAAAGAAAGACTCGATAAACTGGTGGGTTGCGCCTACATTCCCAGTGGCGCGAATAGCATTTAGAAGACTGCAAAAATTTCTTGCCGATAATAAAATAGTTCACAAAGTAAATAAATCCGACGCATGTATAACATTAAAGAACGGTGCTACTATATGGTTTAAGTCTGGTGACAACGAAAACGGCTTGCGTGGTGAGTCTGTAAATTTTCTTGTTATTGACGAAATGGGCTTTATTAAGCGCGAAACGTGGACTTTTGCCTTGCGTGGTACTATAACAGCTACAAACGCACAAGTCGTGTTTATTGGAACGCCTAAAGGAAAAAATCTTTTTTATGAGCTTTGGAGTCTTGGAAACGATTCAAAAGAGACTGAATATATTAGTTTTCAGTTTCAAAGTAAAGATTCTATCTATTTTAGTGACGACGAATGGGATTTAGTCAAAAAGTTACCGCAGCGAGTGTTTGAGCAGGAGTACGAGGCCAAATTTATCGACGACGGCGGCGAAGTTTTTAGAAACATAAGGGCGTGTATTCGTGGTGATCTCGAACCGTACCATAAAAACAAATATTACTACATGGGCGTTGACCTTGCGAAAAGTGTCGATTATACCGTTTTAACAGTACTAGACAATAAGGGCCATCTTTGCGCATTTGATCGGTTTAATTCTATTAGCTGGCGTATCCAGAAGCAGAGAATAATAAAACTTGCAAAGGCATATAATGCGGTTGTGTATGTTGATAGTACCGGACTCGGTGATCCTATAACCGAAGACCTTATTTATGCAGGTCTTAACGCTAATGGAATATCTTTTACTAATACGAATAAAAGGCAGATGGTTGAGAACCTAGCTATTGCAGTCGAACAGGAAGAAATCAGCTATCCCGAAATAATAGAGCTCATACACGAAATGAATATATTTACCTTTGAGCAGCTTAAAAGTGGGGCCATTCGATATAGTGCGCCAGATGGACTGCACGATGATATAGTAATGTCGTTGTGCCTTGCCTATCATGGTTATAGTGGTGGTAAGGGATTTGACGTTGACGCGATAGAGTTCGGCGACGACCTTGTTACGCTTGATATGGACTTTTAAATTTTGCTTGACATAAATAGTTATATTGGATACTTTATATATAAATTGAAACTTTGACATGATTGTAATTGATAAAAATTAGAGGGTAGAAAATGTCATTGTTCGATAGATTTAAAAAACCGATTGATACAAAAATAACAGAAATACCAAATACCGAACAACAACCAAAAGGACAGGTCTTTCAAGAGACGTCTTTTGCTGAATCACCACTTTACGAGCCTTACAACTTACGACCATACAACCCGGATGACCTTTACCAAAAACGTGGTGACTACTCAATCTTTGACGAAATGAGAGAAGACGAGCAGATAAACGCTACATTGACATTGAAGAAATTTTTTATTATAAATGGTAAATGGACAATAGAGTCTGAAGATGAAGAAGTAAAAGCATTTTTAGAAATGAATCTAAATTATTATCTTGATGAAATGTTCGAAAAGAAATTGCTTAATATTTTGTCTTGTCTTGATTATGGGTTTTCTTTAACAGAAAAAGTCTTTACGTTTAAAGACATTCCAGAATTTGGCAAAAAAATCATATTAAAAACACTAAAGACGAGAGCCCCACACACATTCGAATTTCACCAAAACGACAAAGGCGATGTAGAAACAGTCATTCAGGATTACAAAGGACAAGACTTACCACTTAATCCGGAAAAGTTTATACATTACCCATATCAAAAAGAATTTGATAACGCTTACGGGAAAAGTGAATTGAATCGCGGTGTATATCGTGCGTGGTGGTCGAAGAATGCAATAATTAAATTCTGGAATATGTACCTTGAACGATTCGGTATGCCTACGGTTATTGGTAAGTATCCACAAAATTTAGAAAGCCAGAAATCAAACTTTCTACGATCTCTTAAGAACTTGCAAGCAAAGAGCGCGTGTACAATGCCAGAGGACGTAACTGTTGAGTTTTTAGAAGCGAAAGGCGGTCAAGACAGCTACGAAAAAGCAATTGATAAATATAACACAATGATAGCCCGAAAAATGCTTATTCCTGACTTAATGGGCTTTAGTGGATCTGAAACCGGCGGTGGTTCGTTTGCTTTAGGAAAAGAACAATTTCAATTATTTTATAACAACATAGAACATGAAACAAGAAATCTTGAACGTCTTGTAAATAAGGAAATAATTAAGCCTCTTACAATGTGGAATTTTGGCAGCAATTATAGTGCTGAATTTAAATTTGTAAAAACTGATACCACACAAAAAGAAAAAGATCTAAAACTATGGCTAGAAGCAGTTAAGACAGGCAAAGTACCAGTTAACTATAGTCAAGTTACATGGTTTCTTAATAATGTCAATGCACCAGAGATAGAAGAAAGTGAATACGAAGAAATAGAAGCGAAAAAAGAAGAGCAAAGACAGTCTATTGTTGACGGTCAAAACGCGAACAATGAAGACGACAAAAAAGATGATGACAAAAAAGAAGACGACAAGCAGCCAGAAAAGAAAAAAGAGCCAGAAGTTGCAAAAGAAGACAAGAATACAAAAGAATATAAAAAATATTCCAGAGAACTAACGCAATACGAAAAGAAAGTTGATTTTGCTAAAATAGAAAGTGATATGGATAGCTTGCAAGATGAGTATACAGTAAAGCTGTCAGATGTTTATAGTCGCATGATAAACGCTTTAGTTTCAGATATTAAAAGGCGAAACATAATAACTAAAGGGCGTATTGATCTTGTTAATAAACTTGAACTTAAATACAGAAACGACGCTTTAAAAGTTATTAAAGATATGCTTAAAGATTCTTACAAAGACGGGACGGCAAGCACACAAAAGAACTTTATAATTAAAGAGACAAGCGGCCTTGACGATCAAGACGTTATAGACTGGTTTCAAGAAAACGCTATTTATGTTGAAACTGTTGAAGCTGAACAAATACTTAAAATCACCAAAGGTACCTTAATGGATGCTATCAAGTCTGGTAGCGGCGTACGAGAAACAATTAAAATGCTTGATGAAGCTCTAAAGGGCTACGATATAACCTTAGATGCAAATAGACTTGAAACAATCGCGCGGACTAATATATCAAAGGCTTATAACGAATCTAGAAAACAAAAATTTCAAACTATCGACGGTATTGTCGCATATCAAATAAGCGCTATTCTTGACGCTCGAACAAGTGAAATTTGCTTAGCACTTGATCAAAAAATATTTCCGCCGTCTGAATTAAGCTATTATAATCCGCCACTACATTATAATTGTAGGACTATTATTGTACCAATTTTTGATGATGAAAATTTTGAATTCTCTAAGATGCCGGCCACTAATATGAAGGCAGGCGGATTTTTATTTGTGGGGGCTGCATAATGAGTGGGTATGCTAAAGACAGTGAAAACAGATTAATAATAATAGGTGAGTTGCATTATAAAGTTCATGACGGGCAAATGTTTGATGTATCAGGACGATCAACATTGACAAGTACACAAATTAAAGAATTTTATATAGTTGTTGCCTCTACGTCTGCACATTTAACTGGAAACGTTGGGTCAGAAGGAAAGATTTATGTTGATTTAATTGAAAGCCCAACATATGATACTGCATCGGCTTTATCTAATTCAATAACCGTATATAATTTTAATAGAAATAGAAGCAATGCCCCGAAGACTGTTTTTTTTGGTGCTTCAACTGCTACTTCTAGTGGTGGCACATCAATAAAAGAAACGGCTATATGGGCAGGTGAAAGAAATAGTAAAATCAGTGGAGAGCAAGAAGAGCGGATAGAATGGGAATTAAAAAGAAACACAGTGTATTGCTTAAAAATACAAGATCAAAGCTTAAGTAATAATGAATTCCATTATGATATGGAATTTTACGAAGAATAAAAAACAGGAGGCCTTTAAATGGGTATCTATAAAGAAGGACTGAAATATAAAACAGTTTGGACTTTAACAAAAAAGAACAAACAAAAAGAAATTATTGAAAAAAATACTATAGAAAATAACGTAATGTTGACAGAGGGTATAACGCAATTATGGAATTTAATCACAGGTGCAACCGCTGGTACTCTTTATAATACCGCAAGTAGTTATCTTGGCGTTGGTTCTGGTGTAACTTCTGAAACCGCAGCCGATACCGGATTGAGTGGAACAAACACGGCATATGTAGGCATGGATACAGGTTACCCCGTTGTTTCTGGCACTTCGGCATATTGGAAGGCTACTTTTGACACTGATGTAGCTAATTTTGCATGGGAAGAGTTCACAGTTGCCAACGGTAACACTAACACAGCATTAAACTTGAATCGTAAGACGTCAAGTCAAGGAACGAAAACAAGCGGTCAACAATGGGAATTGACATTACAAATAACGTTATCATAAGGGTAGTATAATGGCAGTTTTAGCACAAATATTAAATACATTTGAAAGACCAACGGGGTTTTGGGCGTGGGCCCGTTTTTATGACGAGTCTACTACAACTGATATAGTGACGAAGCTTTTTCGATTTACAAATGAGGCGGATTATTTAAGTCGTAGAATTGCAGTGAGAAACAAAGCAATTGCAAATATAGAAGCAGAGCTTGGACAGGAGTTAGTAGATGGGCAAGGGATAATAAATGCTTTAGATAAGTATTTTCTAGTTAACAGTAATACGTCTTTAAGCAATAACCAGTATATTAATAATAGGGATAATTTCGTGTATCCTTATAGGAGTTTTTAAATGGCTGATTATTTTGTAAGTAATGCAGGAACAACAACAAACGCAGGTGATACGATAAGCGCATCATGGCCGAATGTAGAATACGCAGTAGAAAGTGGTGCTTTGTCGGCTGGTGATTATGTGTGGAGACGTAGAAACGAAACAGAGACATATACAAGCAGTATAGAGCCAATATACGATGGTACTGCGGCAAGTCCCATTGTTGTTTTGGGTGTTCCAAGGGCAGTGCATACAATATCAAGCTCAGACTGGACAAAGGGAAGTTCGACGGTTGTTGTAGATGATAACGACATGTCAAGACTTGAACATCAAAGTAGACAAATAGAAGCACCAGACGGAGAGTTTTATTTTATTACTCAAATAAACACAACAGCCTCTTTGACTATTGATCGAAACTATGCAGGGACAACGACTTCTAATGCAGTTGCAGAGATACAAGAAGATGAAGATTACGACTTATTCATGACTTTAGATGATACAAGTTGGTCAAGTGATAGTGACGTGTTGCCGACTATTGACTTTAATGACGGTGATTTTCAATTGTCTGTTGATGACGACGACCATATACATTTTAAAAACTTTGAATTTAAAGACAGTACAAATAATCAGGGAATCGTTAAAAGTGCTAGAAGCTGGGGAAGTTTTTTCCAAAACTGTTTATTTAAGCAAACAACACAAAATGATCCTATTTTTGGAGTTAGACAAAGAACTTTTTGTAAATTAAAGTTTTGTACACTAGAGGGGAGTGGCTCAGGATCGGCACAGCAAGGAATAAGTGGTATTTTCGGAGATAGCGCAAGTATTCATATACAATGTTGTGCTATTTATAATTGTGGAGATTATGGTTTTAATGTTCCCGGTCTTCATTATTTTGAAGACTTGAACATTGGAGTTGAGCAGGCCAACGGAGACGATGACATTAACATGGAAGCGTTCGCGTCAATTAAAGGTAAAGACGTAAATTTAGGCGGTACAAACGGAGAAGTTCAAATTTCAGCTGGTGACGGTAAAAGCTGGCTTTCAGAGGTAACTATTGAAAACTATGGTAAAGTACTCGGTGAAAATGTTTGTTTTTTCCCCGGTGGTAGTCAAGAAAAAGTTGCAGTAAGTGGAGAAACGCCTAATAAAAAATTAAGTGATGATGTTATAAAGTTGACTCTAAATTCTAACAACTTTGAGTTTGGATTTGGTCAGGCTGTAAAAATATTTGAACATGAATTTATAAATGATACGACATCAAGGACGTATAAGTATTATATATATAACAATTTAAGTACAACGGTAAACGCATCGACGGCAACAGAAGACATATGGTTAGAGGCTGAATATATAAACGCGTTTGATACAACAACGACATATAATAGAACAAAGAAATATTCAACAGAGACGGTCATTGCACAGGCTGCAGACGCCGACGACTGGGATTCTTTGAGTGTTGCAAGTGTTGCACCTGCAGCGACAAGCACGGTAAGACTTACAATGTATGTTAGTAAGTATTCGGCTTTAGGTAATTTATATATTGATCCAGAGGTGGAAATCTCATAATGTGGAGTTATGGCAAAAATAAATATTTATTATCAAGTGGAACTTCTGTGACGGATAATTGGTTCTACGGGAAAAATTATGTTTATCATAACTATGTAAGTGCAGGTGCTTCTAGTGTAACGGCAATCAGTATTTCTGATGTAATGACAGGAACAGAGACAACTATATTTGTTAAAAATGTTTTTACTGTTCAAGATTCTGGTGTTGGGTCAGATGTTATAAACGAGCTTAAAGCTTTTTTAAATATTCAAGATACCGGCTTGGGATCGGATGATTTAGCAATTATAGCTAATTTATTTTTGTCGGATGATGGAAGCGGCGCGGATAGTGGCACATTTACGAAAGGCGGTGTTGTATATAAGACATTACAGGATAGCGGAATCGGTGTTGACTCAATATCTATTAGGGCCATTTTAAGCGTTTCGGATAGTGGAACCGGTGCTGATAGTGATGAAGAGAAAGCAATTATGAAAATTTCAGACACTGGATCGGGAATAACTAATATAAATGTAAAAGCTTTGTTGAAAATTCTTGATTCTGGTGTTAATTTAGATACTGTTAATAAAGGGTCGGCTGCTTATTTGATTCAAGAGCTTGGAACTTTTGTTGACCAAATATCCGTTGTTGGTAACGAAGGCGTTACGGAAAAGGTTTACTTTTATTGCAGAGCTGAAACAGAAAAGACTTTTTATACAAGAGCAGAGACAGAAAAAACATTTTATACTAGGGGTTGGCGATGATTTACACGGGACAATCAAAATTAAAGTTTTATTTTGAAACAGAAGTTGACTTGACCGGTTATAGTTCAGTAACAACAAATATAATTAGACCAGACGGTCAAAAAATTAATTGGGCCACAACCGTTGAAAATGCGTCGACTGGCTCTTTGAGTTATACTTTTGGCACAACAACAACGCTTAGTCTAAAAGGGATATACTACGGACAACCAGTTGTTACATTTACAGACGGTAAGGTGTTACCGTGTTTAGAATTTAGTTTTGAACCAAGCAAGCAGATCGGGGGATAAATGCAAATATGTAATTGCGCATTACCGGCTTTGTATCCAGATAGAAACGTTTGTGAGAATTGCGTTGTCAATTCATATCCGAACGAAATTAAAGAGCAGTTTCCAAAAAAACAGTTTGAGATTAAAAGATATATTCAAGGAGACTTTGACATTAAAAGATATATTCAAGGAGACTTTGACATGGCAACAGTAGACAAAAATAAAGTAGAAATATTCAGAGCCGGAAAGTGGAACGGTGACGAATACACAATCGAAGACCTTGACGAAATAGTAAAGGCACATAAAGAAATAGGTTTGATTTTAAAGCCATATCTTAAGTTGGGCCATGATGAAGGTCAAAAATTATTACAAAAAGACGGCTATCCTTCGGCCGGATGGATAACCAATGTATACAGGGAAGGGAAAAGGTTATTTGCAGACATTAAAAATATACCTAAAAAGATAGGGGAGCTTATCGACAATAAAGCTTATGGACGTTTTAGTTCTGAAATATACTGGAATCTCAAAGAGGGCGGTCGAGTTTTTAAAAAGGCCTTGAAAGCGGTTGCCCTACTCGGAGCAGATACACCAGCGGTCGGCACTATGGACGATTTTATAAATTTATATGAAACAAATAATTTTGAGAAAGTGGTATTATGTACAGATATTGAAAACAATGGCAATAATGAGAAAGACAATAATAAAACGGAGGATGACATCATGACTGATACAGTAAAAGATGTTAAAGTAAATATTGAACTCGAAAACAAAGACGAGATCAAACAAAAATTTGATGAAATTAAAAATCACAACAAAGAACTTGAAGGTAAACTTGACTCTAAAGATAAAGAGCTTTTAGAAGCAAGAGAGGCCTTAAAAGAGGCTAAATTTTCTCAACGAAAAGCGGAAGTAGATTCGTATCTTGATAAAAAGATCGAAGAGAAAAAAATACTTCCATCACAAAGAGAATCTTATTTTAATCTTTTAATGGACGAAGAAACAGAAGAAAAAAAATATACATTGGAAGACAAAAAGAAATATTCAAAAAAAGAACTAATTGAAAGTATTATCGATAACAATGTGGAAGCACCAGAAATCGACGACGAAGGTTCTAAGCATGTTAAGACAGAGAATAAAACATATTCTAAAAAAGACGACAAGAGCGATAGAGACGATTTAGACAAAAAAGCTAAAGAGTACATGAAGAAACACGAAGTAAGTTATCGTGAAGCTATCGTAATTGTCGACAGCGAAGGAGGCGAATAATGGCTATTTCAGGTGATGGTTTTGCATTAGACAAAACATTTAAACTAGATGATAATCTTAAAACAACTACAAGTCAATATAAAATTGTATCTATGGTTGCTGGAACTTCTGCGAATGCAGATTTGACAGTTCAACAAGCGTGTGCAACTGGAACAGGTGGCGTTCCGACTGCGGCTTCAAGGTATGCTATAGGCGTATTACAAACATATCAAAGCGCAGGTTCTTTAATCGGATCGGTAAGAATGTTCGGAATTGCTAAAGTTAAAGTTGCTGCTTCTGTAACAGCTGGTGAGTTCTTACGGGCTTACGACGGTGCAATTACAACTACAGCGGCTGGCTTTGCTCAACCAGTGGCTAATGGCTTAAGTGTAACGGCTGCTACAATGTCAGTAACAGCGCAAAATGTTATTTTGGGTAGAGCAATGGAAGATGGATCTACGGGTACTGTAATTAGTATTTTCCTTAATCCACAACTTTACGATAGAAATCTAATAGGAGCTTAAGGAGGTAACTAATGGAAGGTTCAATGAGGCTAGATAAAGCCCTAACAACTGTATCAGTAAAATACAAAAATGCAGACTTCGTTGCAGGTCGATTCTTAAAAGAAACGCCAGTAATGAAAGATAGTGACAAATACTGGGTGTATGTGTCAGATTTTAAAATTCCAGATTCAGAACGTAGAGTAGGTTCTAGAGCGTCAATGAAAGATTGGAGCGCTTCTACATCTAGCTATAATCTAGTTGGTCATGCTCTTAAGGGTCATGTTTACGACGAAGATTTAGACAATGTTGAAAAGCCTTTAAATTTAGAAATAGACACAACAGAAGACTTAACGGATTCTATTCTTTTACGACAAGAGTACGACGCACAAAAACTACTTTTCACAACTACTACGTGGAGTAATAACGCAACTATTGCAACGGCTACTTCATGGACTTATAATACTACTACAAGCGCACCTATTCAAAATGTACTTAGTGCAACAGGTGCAATTTTAAAGGCTAGTGGTATGAGACCAAATAAAGCCGTGTGTGGTTGGGAAGTTCTCGAAGCATTAAAAGAAAACAATAATGTTTACTCTCGTATTCAGTATGTTGAACGTGCTTTAATTACAGAAGGAATTCTTGCATCTTTATTTGATATTGACGAATTAGTTGTAGGAACATCTCACTATAACAGCAATAAAAAGGGTGAAGCAGAAAGTAACAATTTTATATGGGGAGACGATTTTCTACTAGGTTATGTAAATCCAAGCCAAGGTTTAAGAAAAGTTACTTGTGCAACTACTTTTAGAAGCACTAAGCGTGGTAATCCTTTTAGAGTGAAAACTTATCGTGACGAGTCTCTAGAAGCTAAAGCTATTGAGGTACAAACTAAGTATCAACACAAAGCAGTTGCGACTGGTTGTGCATATTTATTTAAAGCTGTAACAACAGCATAATATAAGGGGCTTGAAACGCCCCTTTAATTAAAAAAAGGAGAAATTAAATGCCAGAAGAAAACAAAGTGTTAGCAGAAAACAAAGAGGGAATAGAGAACGCAAAAAAATTACAAAAAGTTGTAAAAGATCAGTTCTTACCTAAAAATATAAAAGCTGTTGATTACGAAGAAATTCGATACCCAGACGGCAAGATAAAAGTGACAAAGAATACAACCTATAAAAACGGTGTTGTTAAAGGTTCGTTAGTTGGAATAGAAAAAAACGGAAAAGCAATTGTTGACAAAGGACTAAAAGAATACAGGGCAAAAAAAGCTAAAGAAAAAGAAAAAGGTAAAAAATAATGTCATACTCACGGTATAAAAATATATTAAACATATTACCGTTGGCGCCTCAGACGTCTACTTCAAATGGGTGGACGTCAACAGTCAATACTATAGATAGGCACATTAAACGCGCGGACGCTTTAATAAATGGCTATATCGCGAGTAGATATGACGTGTCTAATTTTTGCACAATTGGCAGTGTGCCTCCTTTGATTGAGCTTTTAAGTGAGGATATTTCAACTTATTATTTAATGAGGTCTGAATTTTCTAATGATAATCAGAATGTAAATGAATGGGTCGAGAAATATGAAGACGCAATAGAAACGCTTAAAGACCTGTCAAAAGGCGAGCTCAATCTCACGGACAAAGACGGCAATTTGATTGATACAAACGAGACAAGTACTATCGGTATTATTCAAGGAACAACAGACAATTTTTCGCCAACGTTTGACGAAGGCGACGTTTTAAATTGGAAAGTTAGCAATGACAAGCTTTCTGATATAGAGGACAATAAAAATTGAAAATCCAATTAAAAGGCATAGATAAAGTTAATAAGCGATTTATGAGAGTACGCGCAAACTTAAGAAATGCTAAGCCGGTTATGGATACTATCGGCGCTATTGGTTTTAAACATATTGATGATCACTTTAGAAAAGAAGAGGGGCCACGCGGAAAATGGCAGTCTTTGAAAAAATCGACAATAAGACAGAGACGGAAAAGAGGCGGTGGCGCAAAGATATTACAAGACTCTGGACGCATGAGAGGCGCCACAAATTTTAAAGGGAAAAAACGACATGTTCTTTTGTTTAATAAAGTTAAGTATGCTCATTACCACCATGACGGTAAAGGCGTACCAAAAAGACGTTTTATGTGGATAGACAATAAAACAAGGCGTAGAATGGCAAAAAGATACTCTAGATTTTTAGTAACAGGGAAGGCGTAAAATGGATTTAGTAGCACATTTAAAATCGACTGCAAATATACTTGAGAAAAACAACACTACAACCGCAACAAATGATTTATCAAATGGCTTGACAAAACGTGTTACCCGTGTATATAAAGGACTTGAAGGAATGTACGAGAGACAACCAGTTATGGTCAATCAATATCCGGTTGTGTTTGTTGAAATAAGGACTCACGGCGAAGAGTTTGCAGAGTTAGGGAAATCGGCAAAAAGAGAGATAACAACCGGTTTTGATATAGTAGGTATTACCCATTGCGGAATGGGAACCAAAACGGAGGATATTGAAACAACGGAAAATTCACAATATGAATGTATACAGTTAATTAGTAATATTGAGAATATACTAAGAAACAATATAAGATTGTCTCAAACGGCTGTCACAAAATCGCTAATTATAAATACAGATTATAGCGAACGGCCACAGGAAAACTATATAAATAATGTGGCTCGAATAGAGTTAGAAGTCGAGCTGCTAACAAGCTAAAAGGAGAATTAAGAATGTTAAGCAAAGATGAAGTACTAAAACAAAGTGAAAATGCTTTCAGTCAATGGCGGGAAATATGGGAAGCGAACGCCAAAAGAAACGGTGATTTGTATAAGAAGTTAGGAACGGGCCACAAAGATTTATTGTTCAAAGGTCTAGGCAAAAATTTATTATGTATAGCGTTCGCGCCGTCTTTTGAAAAGAACATCCAAGTAATTAAAGATAATATTAACGAGAACACAGACATTGCGTGCGTTGATAAATGTATGGGTGATCTTTTAAAGAATGGGATTAAGCCGAAGTATGTATTTTTAGCAGACGCAGGGATTGACTATGACAAGTGGCTAGAGCCCTATGTCGATCAAACCGAAGACATCACACTACTTGCGAATGTAACAAGTAACCCAGATTGGACATATAACTGGAAGGGTAATGTTGTTTTTTATGTAAATAAAGACAATATCGAAACTGAAAAAATTTACAGCAAACTTTCTGGTTGTATGGAAATGATTCCAGCGTCAAGCAATGTTGGAAACACGGTTGTTGTTTTCAGTGCTCAAATACTCGGATATGATGAGTATTATTTATTAGGGTATGATTATTGCTGGGGGTCAGATGATAACTATTACGCCTTTAATGATAGTGACAAACGATATTGGATGAAACACGCCGACGTAATAGACATGGCCGGTCGAATGGTCAACACGTCTAGCAATCTTTTATTTTCGTCTCGTTGGTTATCAGACTTTAATAAAAGCATAGCACAGCAATATAATAATATAAAAATATATAATTGTTCTGATTGTGGCATTCTAGAAATGCAAAGAGCAAACTTAAAAAAGAAATTACAAGATTCAACGAAAAGAAAGTTAAATGATTTTGATAGAAAAGTTGTATTTGAAAAACTAAAAGAAACCGTTGTTTTAACACCGCAAGACGGCGCACAGGCTTTACAAAAGGCGCTTGATACGTTGAATGTTGCGCAGGTTTCTATTACTCACATGCCAACGGAGGTTATGGGATGGTTCAATTAAAATATACAGGTAGCTTTGATTTATGGTTCCCAAAATTAAAGTTTTTTTCTGGTGGTAAAATGGTAAAAAAAGGCGAAATTATCAAGGTTGATGAGTCCGTCGCGAATTCTATATTGAAAACAAGAGGCAAACTTTTTGAAGTAGTAAAAGAAACTAAAAAACAATTAGCGGAGGAATAAAATGGCAGCAGGAAACGCAAATCCTTTTTTGGGCTGGGCCTCAGGTCTTTTAATATCAGAAGAAACAACCTACGGAACTTTTGTGACGGGGACTTCATTTATTGAGTTCAACACAGAAAGCCTAAAAAATAATAGAGACGAAATACCAATAGATGCAATAAATTCTCAAAGAGGTAGAACGAAACGACTAACTGGAGGCTATACCGTTGAAGGGCCACTCGAATTCCCTTTTAATGTTGCAGAAGATGGCAACGTTATTTTACTTAAGCAAGCAATGGGTGGCACTGTTTCAAGTGCAACTATAACGGCAGGCGCTTATAATCATACTATTTATGCTGGTGATATGGAAAACAACGCAGCAACGGCAACCGCAAGTGATGTGAAAAGCTTGTCTGTTTCTGTTCGACGTGGTGCAAGTTCTTCGAGTTTAAATGTTTTTAATTTTTATGGTGGTCGTGTTAACAATATAACAATTAAAGGTGAGATAGGCGCGCCGGTTGTTGTTAGTGCGGATATGATTTTTCAAGGTTCTTCGACAACTGCAACAAGTCCGGCAGCAAGCTTTGCAAATATATTACCATTGAACTTTAGTGGAATTGAAATACAAACAGGTGATTCGATCGGTAATGTTTCGACTGAATACTTCACAGGCTTTGAGCTTGCAATTTCTAATAATCTAAACGGCGATCAAAGGTCTTTAGGGTCTAGAAATATCACAGTGTTACCACCGCAAAACAGAGACGTAACACTTAAATTAATGCAAAGATTCGACACGTTGACGTCTTATGATAGATTTATTCAAAACACATTAACAGCAATTAAAATTATATGTGATGCTGAACAGACTATAACCGCAGGTGGTTCGACTTATTCAATGGTTATAGACGTTCCAGAGGCTTACTATAATTCAAATTCACCAGAAGTCGGAGGGCCAGACGTATTAACACACGAAGTCGATCTTTCTGCACTTTTTAATCAATCAGAAGGTAAAGATTTAAGTATAAACATAAGAAACGCTACAGCAAATTACGAATAAACAAAGAGGTGAGTTCATGAAGACAATTTTAATAGGCGGTAAAAAATACAAAGTAAAAATATCGTGGGGACGTGTTTTACAGTTTGAATCTATGGAGGCAAATTTTATTAAAACTATATCTTTGGCCGTTCATGGCAGTATGCCAGATGCGACAGAGTCAGAGATTGAAGCAGAAATCTCTAAAAGATTTGAACGATACGTCCATATTTTAATGGCAAATACTATTTGGCATTTTCTAAAAAGACGTTGGTTCGGCTTTAAGCCTTTTCTTTTTAAGTGGCGTCTTAAAAACAATATTACCCCTCAAGAATTTAGAGACGGTTATAGAAATCTAGTCGAGGCTATTCGAATGGAGGATAGGGAAGGGGGAAACTAAGCAACACCGAAGTAACTTATATATTTAATAGGTACTTTAATTTTGATGAAAAAAAGCTCTTAAATTTTACAATTGATGAATTACAAAATTTCTTAGACATGCTTTACGGTGAACAGATAACCGAAGATATGTTTAAATTAGCAATAAATGGTATTGACCCTTTAAAGGTTGATCACATTAAAAAGTATTATGCAAATAAAAAATTGAGAGCTAAGAAATGGCAACAAAAGAAGAAATACGACTGATAGTAAAAGCCGAAGTTGACAAAGCCATCAAAAAGATGGATAAACTCGAAAAGCAGACCAAAAAGACAAAGTCTAGTTTTATGAAAACTGCGTTGTCGGTCGGGGCTTTAACTTTAGGCTTTAAAAAGCTTGTTGCCGTAACCGAAAGACAACAGGCCGCAGAGAAACAACTTGAACAAAGACTTAAGTCAACAGGACACGCGGCCGGTCTTACTTCTAAAGAAATAAAGAACATGGCGTCAAGTCTTCAAGAGGTTACTACTTTCGGAGACGAGGCCATTTTAGAGGGTCAAAATTTACTTCTTACTTTTACTAATATAGGTAAAGACGTTTTCCCAAATGCCACCGAAGCAATGCTTAACATGTCTACGGCTATGGGCCAAGACATGAAGTCAAGCGCTATACAACTCGGTAAGGCTTTAAATGATCCGATACAAGGTGTTACAGCGCTTCAAAGAGTAGGCATACAGCTTTCAGAGACGCAAAAAGAACAAATTAAAAACTTCATGAAAACCGGAGACGTTGCAAGCGCTCAAAATATTATTTTGGGTGAGCTTGAAAAACAAATGGGCGGGTCGGCACGGGCTGCAACCGAAACTTTGGGTGGCGCTTTAAAGCAACTTGGTAACCTTTTTGGTGACTTAGTTGAAACAATGGGCGATGAAGCTACGCCCGGGCTTAGAGCTTTGTCGGAGGCACTCGGGATGTCGGCAAAAGACGGAGGTTTGTTGTCAAAGGCTTTCGCGTTAATTGGAAAAGTTATTAGTTCAGTTGGTTTTATTTTAGCAGGTTTTATCGGCGAACTTCAAATGGGAACTGTTCAAATAAAAAAGTTTTTATCATTTAACGAAAAAAACACGACAATGTCAGCGAGGCTGCTTTCTTCTTACACTAAACATCGTGGAAATATGAGCAAAGTTTTTAAAGAGGCTATTGCTGAACATAAAAAAGGGAATTCGTCTCTTCTCAATGATTTAGACGCTTTTAACAAAGGGGCGAATAAATATACCTCGGAAATGGCAAAGCTAGAAAAACAAGAAAAAGACTTACATAAAAAAAGAGAACAAAGAACAAGAGACGCAACGAATTTATGGAAAACCGCCAGTGAGGAACAAGCAGAAATTGACGAAGAGGCCGACGCCAGAAAAGGCCTACTCCATCAAAAAGAAATACAGCGACAAAACGCAGAAACGGAAAATAAAAAACTCAAGAAAAAAGAAGAGGCCGATTATATAACGGCTTTAGATAAACAAGTTCAAAATTTCATGCGTAAAGATTTAGGCGTAAAAGCCGGAATGCATCAATCATATACTTCTTTTATGCTTTCTAATTTAGATAAATCAAGTAAAGCGCAATTCGCAGTATGGAAAGCTTTTTCTATACAACAAGCAATTATAGATACTTATAAGGCAGCTAATGCAGGCTATGCAGCACTTGCCGGTATTCCTATAGTTGGGCCTGCTTTAGGAGCTGCGGCGGCTGCATCGGCTATTGCTGTCGGTTTACAGCGTGTTAATATGATTCGTAAAACAAAATTTACTAAGGCTGAAAAAGGTGGTGTCTTTACAGGGTCAAGCGCTGGTCAATTTGTAAACTTAGCAGAGAACGGAAAAAGCGAGGCAGTTGTGCCGCTTGAGGACGAAGAAAGCATTGACAAGCTTCAAAGTGCTTTAGGTAATCAAGGAAACACTTTTAATTTTTATGGTTGTATGTTTGCCGGTGATGACTACCCAGACGAGGCAGCGAAAAAGATTGACGAAGCATTATACAGAAGATATCAAGACAATAATTCATTATTTGCGGAGAGTATAAAAGAATGAATATCGAATTTCTAGAACAAAATTTAGCAAATACAACAACTTTATACTCGGTTACAACTGGTACAACATCGGTACAATTTTTGTTTGATAAAAAGCAAACTAAAGTATATTCAAGTGCTGGTGACAATAGCGACCTTACGACAACGACTATAACGTTTACACCGTCAAGCGTTGAAGAAATAGACCGGATAATATTACAAAACATAAACTTTAAAGGGTTTAAAATTTACTATAATGCAACAACAACAAATCTGTTCTCTATAACAAGCGCATTGACAGGCACAACCGACTGGTCGTCAAATA